CCGGTTTGGGCATAGCAGGTAATCTTCTTAGCGGTTCACAAAGTTTAAGTGCATATTCAGACGCACTTAATTCAAATACAAAAATTCTTGGTGCAGCATCTAAAGCAATTGCTGGACTTGTCCAGTTTGCTGAAGGTAGCTTATCTGAGTATCAACAACTTAGTAATATTGGTGCTACGTTTGGAGCCAGTATTGTTGATATTAAGCAAAGTGCTGCTGAAATGGGCTTAGAAGTTAAAGACATGACTGAATTCTTTATGAAAAATCAAAATGCATTAAGAGTTCTCGGTGGTACAACTGAAGATGCTACACAAAGTTTTATTCAAATGAGTAAGGATTTTTTAGACAGCGACTTTGGTACTAATTTACGTATGCTAGGATATGATGTTAAAGATATCAACGAATCGTTAGCTACATTTGCAGATTTACAAACAGTTGAAGGTATGCGCAGGATGCGAACTGATGGCACATTAAATCAAAATGCTGCTAATTTTGCAACAACACTAGACGAATTAAGTAAATTAACAGGCAAACAAAGAGATCAAATTGCTGAAGAAATGAGACAAAGACGCCGCAATGGACAAGTTCAAGCATTGTTGTCTCAGCTAGACGAAGAACAAGCTATGGCATTGCAAGAAGGCTTGCAAACTGCTGGAGAGCTAGGTCCAGGATTTGAAACACTTATTCAAGACTTGGTAGCGTTTGGTGCACCTGTAAGTGATGCAAGTAAAGATATTGCAAAAGCATTACCTAGTGTTATTGATGAATACGAAGCCTATGCAAATGCAATTAGAAGCGGCGCCAGTGCTGAACAAGCACAAGGACTATTAGATCAAGCTATCGGTGCAAGTGTTGAAGGCATGGAATCTCCAGATTTTGCAAATTTAGCACTATTAGGAAACTTTAGTGATGTAGGTGCTAATGCTGCTGATATGTTAGAAAGTAGTTTTGATTTACGCAGAGGTATTACTAGCGCAGCAGAAGGAACTGACGAACTTGCAAGTGTAATTGGAAGTTTAAGAGATACTATTGCAGATCAACAACAAGCGCAAATGGGCGCCGACGGAATTATAAGACAAACTGTAGATATGCAAGAAGCACTACGTGAAACTATTATGTATGTTCAGCAAACTGCATTACCAGCACTAGTAGGAGCAGCTGAATCAGCATTAACAACAGTTACAGAAGCAATGGGCGACGATGCAGCATTACGCAGACAAGTCGAAGAAGCTATTAGCGGCGTTTTAAATCCGGCCAGAGATGCAGTCAATAGCTTAGAAGACATGTTTAGTTTTAATCCTCAAACTGTTCCAATGGATGCAGAACAAGTTATTTTAGGTGAGGGCACGGCTGCTGATTTAGCAAATCAACTTGACATGGATGTTGATCAAGTTTTACAAGATAATGATGTTTCGTCTAACGAAAGAATAGCACAAGCAGAAGCAGCAGTAGCAGAGTCTCAAGCTCAATTGTCAACTGCACAAGCAGAATTAGCAGAGTTAACAAATAGACAAACTGAGTTAGTTCAACAAGGGCAATTTGATAGAGCTGCTGATTTACAAACTGAAATTGATGCTGCTAGAGCAACAGTAGTTGACGCCGAAACTAGGTTAGGACAACGTCAAGATGAAATGCAAATGGCACAAGAAGTTACTATCCAAGCAGTTGAACAAAGTAGAATAGATACTCTAAGAGCTATTGAAGATGGGATGGCATATACAAATAGGCAAGTTGAACGTTATCGCGCAGCACAAGCAGAAGGTGGACAGTTCTACGGCGGTTTTGATAATGGAGGATTTATTCCACAAGATGGGTTTGGTATAGTAGGAGAACGTGGTCCGGAAATAGTTAGCGGTAGTGCTAATGTAACTGGAAGAATGAAAACATTTGATTTTATTAATCAATTAAATGATAAAATGAATAGTGTAGCTACAACAATGGAAAATCAAGTAAATTCGGTTGACAACACTACACAGATAAGTAATAATAATAATGAAATAAGTTCGATGATAAAAGATTTAAATGATTCTATAAAAACTCTTAATGCAGGTATGCATAATATAGCAAGTATAAATCAACAGCAACTTCAGACTGAAATAAAAAGTTTACGAGCTACAAAAGGCTTACAAGGAAATATGTTAAAAGGAATAGGATTGAAATAATGAGTTGGAAAAAACATTTTAAACCAGTACCAACAGGAAACAATCCTAGCGGAAGTTATAGTCCGTTTAGTTTTAAAAGCGGACAAGGAACTGGTATCGGTCCTGCGGCAGCAAATTATAGTAGCCATCTTCCTGATGTATATGTAGGGTCTCCTAATCGTATCGAACGTTATAATCAGTATAATACAATGGATAGTGATAGCGAAGTTAATGCTGCATTGGATATTCTTGCTGAGTTTTGCACACAAAAAGCCAAAGAAAATGATACACATTTTACTTTTAACTTTAGTAAAGAAGCAACAAACGTCGAAATACAAATTTTAGGACAGTATCTAAAACAATGGTGTAAATTAAATCAGTTTGAAACACGTATGTTTAGAGTTATGCGTAATGCATTTAAATACGGTGACCAGTTCTTTATTAGAGATCCAGAAACACAAAAATGGTTTCACGTAGACCCTAGTCAAGTAACAAAAATCATTGTAAACGAAAGTGAAGGCAAACGTCCTGAACAATATGTTGTTAAAAATCTCAATTTTAGTTTTGAAAATCTTGAAGCCACTCCTCTAAATACGCAAAACAGTTACGGCCCCGGAGGAACACAAGGGTACAATCAAGTTACAAATCAGTTTGGAACTGGTGGCAATAGTACTCCTGCAAGCGGTTCTAGTAGATTTGAACAAGGTGAAAAAGAAACATATGTAGATGCTAATCATGTTGTTCATTTAAGTATGAGCGAAGGTTTAGATGGAAATTATCCGTTTGGTAATAGTTTATTAGAAAGTATTTTTAAAGTATACAAGCAAAAAGAATTGCTTGAAGATGCAATTATCATCTATCGAGTTCAACGTGCGCCTGAGCGCAGAGTATTCTACGTTGATGTAGGTAACATGCCATCACACCTTGCTATGCAGTTTGTGGAACGTGTTAAAACAGAAATACACCAAAGACGTATTCCTAGTAAAACAGGCGGCGGTCAGAATGTTATCGACAGTAGTTATAATCCACTGTCAATCAACGAAGACTACTTTTTCCCTCAAACAGCAGAAGGTAGAGGATCTAAAGTTGAAACACTACCAGGTGGTACAAACTTAGGAGAGATTGATGACCTTAGGTATTTTACTAACAAGTTGGTGCGTGGTTTACGCATACCTTCTAGTTATCTACCCACAGGCGCAGATGATGGCGCATCGCAATATAATGATGGACGAGTAGGTACAGCATATATCCAAGAACTACGTTTTAATAAGTATTGCGAACGTTTGCAAAGTATGGTTGAAGAAGTATTTAATTTAGAATTTAAACTATTTTTAAGTAGCAAAGGTGCAAATGTTGACTTTGCTATGTTTGATTTAAAATTACAACCTCCACAAAACTTTGCAAGTTATCGTCAAGCCGAACTTGATAATAATAGAATTGGAACATTTACGCAAATGGCCGGAATACCTTATATTTCAAATAGATTTGCTATGAAACGATTCCTAGGCATGAGCGAAGAAGAGATTGCCGAAAACGAACGTCTATGGCGTGAGGAAAACGACGAAAACTTACAACCAACTGATGCCGAAGGTAGTGCAGAAATGAGATCTGCTGGTGTAACTGGTGGCGACTTAGGTGGCGACTTTGGCGGACTTGAAACTGGAATGGATGACGACCTTGGCGGCATCGATGGCGGCGAAGATACTCCTCCAGACACAGCAACAGGTGACGACTTTGGTGCCGCCCCTGCTGGTGATGCAGCTACGGATCAAACAATTTAATAAAGGTAAATAGTTATATGATATTAAGAGAATTGTTTTACTTTGATGACGAAACACTAGAACCTACTGATAACGGTAGGTACGATGCTCGCGATGACAAAAGTATAATACAGATGTCAGATACTAGAAAAGCTAAACTTACACTTAAAGATATTAACAAAGTGCGTAAAGCTAGTGATCAAAAGCGCGAAGAACACGCAGAAGAATTAAACTTTGTAAAACAGATGTACGGAATAGCAGCGCAAGCAGCAGCCACCGGCGGACTATAATGTCAGAAATAGCATTTGTGCTTGGCAATGGTACAAGCAGGCAACAGATATCTATCCCTAATTTAAAAGAACACGGACCTGTTTACGCTTGTAATGCAGTTTATAGAGAATGTGCTGTTGATCATTTAATAGCTGTAGACACAAAAATGGTAATGGAAATTGCAAATAGTAACTATCACAAACAGCATCCTGTATATACTAATCCTAACAAATATTCTCAAGCAGTTGAAGATTTAAATTTACTTAATCCTAATAAAGGATGGAGTAGCGGTCCTACAGCATTATGGTTAGCTAGTACACACAAATATAAAACAATATACATATTAGGTTTTGATTATTTGGGAATTGGCGATAATAACGACAAATTAAATAATATGTTTGCTGATACAAAAAATTATAAACGATCAGATGAACGAGCAACGTATTATGGTAATTGGGTAAGACAAACTACAATGACTATTAATACTAATCCTAGAACTAAATACATTAGAATAACTGCAAACAATAGGGGATTTGTTCCTGATCAACTAAAAGATTTACAAAATTTATATCATCAAACTATTCCTGAATTTATTCAAAAATTCAGCTTAAAGGCACTTCCCGTTTAAAAACGGCGTGCTTTTACACCATTTTACACGTATATTTTCTAAAAAGAGTAAATACAATAGACAGCCTTGTAACAATCAAAGGAGAAAAACATGACTGAACGCAACAAGTTTGAAGAAATGCTTGAGCGCCTAGTAAACGAAGACCGTGCGGGTGCAGAAGAGCTTTTCCATGAAATCGTGGTAGAAAAATCACGTGACATTTACGAATCACTACTAGAAGACGAAGAAGAAGTTGAAGAAACAACTGACGAA